CCACAAATTTATGTAATGATTTAAAACTAACAATAGAATTATTGCTAGTGTACAAACCAAGTTTACTTTCGCTAATGCTGTCAACTTAAACACTTGCACCGCACAGTTTTTCCATTTCTCCATACCACTACCTCCAAGTTAATTGTTACCATTTTGTTCTACTTCAATCAAGAGCCAAAAAGAAAGCCCCAAGCGGTTTTACCGCTTGGAGCCATAATACGTTAAGCTGCTTTAGCTTTGTCGTATTTTGCGACCAATTCCATAGCAACTCGAATTGACTCGGTCTGTGCTTGAGAATCCTTTGGAATCCCAAAAACTCTACGAGTATATTCTAAACCAAATCTACTCTTATAGAATTTTTTGGACTTTTCCAAAAAGGATTCGAAAGCAACAGCCTGCTCTTGAAGCTTCTTGATAGAATTAGAGTCATCTGAGATACGAGTATCTTCAACTTCTCCACCTTTAAAGGAACGGATTCTACCAGTTAGTCTTGAAACGATTGTCAAGAGTAACTTATTAGCTCCATTTTGGGCAACTTCCGCACCTCTAATCATATTCTCAATACTACCTTTCTCAATAGTATAGGTATCAGCGGTTGTGGAATTGCCAGACAGTTCGAAGCCAGTAAAGTGATCGGCAACGAATGTTAGGGCTTTCGTTACATTGTCCATAGTATTACACCTCCTTTCACAGTTAGTAATTTACTTGGGCTTATCACGTTGCAAATTGATGCGTTTGAATTACAAGAGCGGGGAGGAATCCCTCTTGGGAGGGCACCCGCAGTGGAGGTACGAACACTGGCGTGCCTCTTGTAATATCAACACGCAAATTTGCGATAAGCACAATAGTAAATTACGCTGTGAAAAGGAGGTAGTTGTAATACGGAGGACAATTATACGAAGCCCTCATTCGTCTGCCGATTGGACTGGCTTAGTAACTGGGCTGGTAGCTTGACACAACTGCTAGATACCCTATACTATTTCTAACGGGGTACCGTTGAGAAAGTAGTGAGTAATATGATTAGAGTTTGTGTAAGGAAGTTACCCAAATGAGCTTCAAGTTACCGACAATCGGTAAGACAACTGGTAGACGAATTTCCGCCAAAGCAAAGAAGTTGGTAGATACTCTCGTATCCAGTGGCTGTACTATCACAGAAGCTTCTAAAGTGGCAGGATACCAAGGCAATTCGGCTAGGGTAAGTGCGAGCAAAATGCTACGAAAACCTGAAGTGCAAACGTATATGGCTCAAGAGGTACAACGTGCATTCGGACTTTCTTCGGCTCGCGCTGGAGTAAAACTACTTGCCCTTTCTCAGGGGGCACGGAGTGAGTACGTTCAGCTAGAAGCTTCCAACTCTATCCTAGACAGGGCAGGATTCAAAGCCCCTGAGAAACACCAACACCTAGTTGCTGGAGATTTCCAGATCAACATCGATCTTACCTAACGGTACCGATCAATGCTCTGAAAATCACAGGGCAAGTGTTTTACGTTACCATACGGGGTTTAAAAACTGAGTGATGCTACTGTGAGGTCCCCCTATACACACGATATAACTCTTCAAGGTTCGTTCATGTTATGTTATAGATTTCAATGAACTATTGGGTTAGAGTTTGGCGAATAGGAAATATGGATTTGTTGAAAGAAGCAAACGTGGAAGCTGAGAATGAAGAGGAGCTTCTTAAAAAAATATGGGTAGCGAAAGGTTCGGCAAGGGCTACCTACGAAATTAGGGACAAGAACTACAAACCTGAGAAATGGGAATTTGTTCTTGGACAGAAAATGGAAGTGAGAAAATAATTATGAGAAGAGTACCAAAAGCAGACACGCCTGACGGACATAACAATTCAAGGAGGAACTATGAAGAGTCAAGAAAGATCAGAAAAAAAAGCTGGCAAGAGCAGCAAGTCTTTGAGTCCATCACAGCTCATGCTGAAGAGGAACACGCTCAAAGCTCAGACGATGGTGGCGAATGAAAAGAAAGCTAGGGATGAAAGGCAGAAAAAAGCAATCGAGCAATACAAAGAAATCAAAATCCAAAAAGGTCATAGCGAAGAAGAAGCCGAAAGGATGGCGAAAACCCAAGTACTAGATCAATGGGAAGTCTAGCAGATGATACTCAGGTTTATCTACTTAAGCTTGAAAAAGAAAATGAAAGACTTAAGGAAATTGAAAAGCAACATAAGAAGTATGTGGGAGAACTTCTTAAAGAACTTGACGATCACAAAGACAAAATCCAAAAATTAATCCACGATCCCAACTATCTTCGTAAGCTTGGGGTTTTCTGAACATCTTTACCAAATACTCCATAGACGAAATCAAACTACTAAGAACTGTAGTCAAGAATGTTCATATGAAACATTACCCAAAAGAAAATAAAACTGATAGAGAAGCAGATAGGATATTAGAAAAGATAACTCCTGAAACATTGGAGCAGTTACACAAGCTGGCAATAGATTATGGGATCACTAACTTATAAACCTGACGGGGAAATAATCAAAAAATTTTTAAAGGACCATAGTTTCTTTAGAGGATTGAGAGGACCTGTAGGTAGTGGAAAGTCCGTGGCTTGTTGTATTGAAATTCTAAGACGATCTTTAATACAAGAACCCTCGGAAGATAAAATAAGAAAATCAAGATGGGCGGTTATTCGTAATACCAATCCCCAGTTAAAAACAACAACCATTAAGACTTGGCTTGACTGGTTGCCTGAAGAAGAATGGGGAGATTTTACTTGGTCTGTTCCCTATACTCATAGGATCAAGAAAGGCGATATAGATTTAGAAGTTATTTTTCTAGCCCTTGATAGACCTGAAGATGTAAAGAAATTACTTTCCCTTGAACTGACTGGAGTATGGATTAATGAAGCAAGAGAAATTCCCAAATCAATTATCGATGCGTGTTCAATGCGTGTTGGTCGTTATCCAAGTATGAGGGATGGTGGTCCTACTTGGTATGGAGTTATATGCGATACCAATCCTCCCGATACAGATCACTGGTGGGCAATCCTAGCAGGAGAAACAATCATTCCCGATTACATTACCAAGCAAGAAGCCAAGATGCTGATTAAACCTGACAACTGGAAATTCTTTAACCAGCCCCCTGCGATGTTTGAACAAAAGAATAATGAAAGAGAAATTCAAGGGTATACTATGAATACTGAAGCCGAGAACAATAAGAACCTGACTCCCAACTATTATAAAAATATTATCAGAGGTAAAACCAAATCTTGGATTGATGTTTATATTTTAAATAAGCTTGGACAAATAGAAGATGGCAAACCTGTTTATGAATCCTTTAAAGCAGATGTTCACGTTGCTAAAGGAGATATTGCTATTGCCGATGGCATTCCTATATTTATGGGATTAGACTTTGGATTAACACCTGCTTGTATTTTTGCTCAAAGAATTAGAGGAAGATGGATTGTTATAGATGAATTAGTTGCAGAAGATATGGGCATTGTAAGATTTTCTGTTTTAATGAAACAACAGATGTCCCTTTATTTGCCTAGGGAATTTTATATTTATGGCGATCCCGCAGGGGATCATAGAGTACAAACAGATGAAAGTACGCCTTTCCAAATCCTAAGAGGTAAAGGAGTAATTGCTAGACCTGCTCCATCTAATGATGTAACGATTAGATTGGAATCAGTTAATAGCGTTCTTGCAAGAATGATTGATGGAGAAAGCGGATTATTAATTGATCCTAAATGTAATAACTTAATAAAAGGATTTAGTGGCGGTTATCATTATAGAAGACTTCAGGTATCGGGAGAACGGTATGATGAAAAGCCAAACAAAAATAGGTTCTCTCACATTCACGATGCTCTCCAATATCTTTTACTGGGTGCTGGCGAGGGTAGGGCTTTGACAATGGGTGGAAAAGTTAGTAAACCAATAATAGCAAAAAGGAATTTTAATGTATTTGATGTTAAACCAAAATCAGTTTATGAAAGGAGAAGATAGATGTGTGTAGGTCCATTTAAAGCTCCGTCTATTCCCGCACCTCCTCCACCACCACCTGAAGCGGAAAGTGTAAGACAACAACGAGAAAGACTTCGTAAACAACAACAGCTTGAAAGAACCAAAACCAAAGCAGAACAGTATGAACAAAGAGTTGCTGCTTATACAGGAAGAAGAGGAAGACGATCACTTCTTACTGGAAGACGTGGCGGACAAGGTTTTGAAATTGCAGGCAGTTTAATGAGTGGTCAAACACTAGGAGCATAGTCAATGGTTATAGATGTTAAACCACAACGATCAGTAAACCCTACTGATGGAATAGTAAAACAATTACTTAGTCGTTACAGCCACGCAAGAGCCATTAAGGATATGTGGCTTCCCGTATTTGAAGAATGTTATGAATTTGCTCTACCTCAACGAGAAAGTTTCTTTTCAGAATCTATTGGTAGCAAAAGAACAGACAGAATCTTTGATGAAACTGCGGTAGTTGGTGTACAAGAATTCGCCTCTAGGTTACAAGCAGGTATTGTTCCTAACTATGCAAGATGGGCAGACTTTGTTGCAGGATCAGAAATTCCAAAAGATCAACGAAGAGAAGTTAATTTAGCTTTAGATGAAACAACAGAATATGTTTTTGAAATATTACAAAATTCAAATTTCTCACAAGAGGTTCATGAAACATTTTTAGATATAGCAGTAGGTACTGGATGTCTTTTAGTTGAAGAGGGAGATGCTGTTCAGCCCGTAAAGTTTAAAGCTATTCCAT